AAGTGTAAAAAAACAAGATGAAGAACATAGAGTTTGGTATGTTGGTTCAACGAGATCTATGGAGAATCTTTATATATTAAAATCAAAAAAAGATTGGAAAGGATATCAATTATGACAAACAAAGCATTTTTTAAACAGATAGGAGGTGCACATTATAAGAAATATGAAATACAACCTTCTTTATTTATCAATAAAAATAAGATACTATTCGCCGAAGGTAATGCAATTAAATATATTTGCAGGCACCAGGATAAAGGAAAGAAACAGGATTTGTTAAAAGCAATCCATTATATTGAAATGATTATAGAAAGGGATTACCAATGAAAGTACCACTATTTGAAGCACAAAAGGAATGGGTTGAACCAGAAGAATTTCCAGATCTACGATCTTATGATGAGATTGCAGTAGACTTAGAAACAAGAGATCCTGATTTGAAAAAGAAAGGATCAGGTTCTGTTATTGGTAATGGAGAAGTAATTGGTATAGCTGTAGCTGTACCAGGACGATCTTTTTATTTTCCCATAGCCCACGGATCAGGGCCAAACATGGATAAGAAAAAAGTTTTAGAATGGTTTAAAGATACCATGGCATCTCCGTCATTAAAAATATTTCATAATGCAATGTATGACGTATGTTGGATCAGACAGATGGGTATTAAGATTAATGGTTTAATTGTTGATACTATGATCGCAGCATCTTTAATTGATGAGAATAGATTTCAATACAGTTTAAATATGTTGTCCTGGGATTATCTTGGTTATGGTAAGAGTGAAGCAGCTTTAAATGAAGCAGCCAAGTCAAGAGGATTAGATCCTAAAGAAGATATGTGGCAATTACCTGCTATGGAAGTTGGAGCTTATGCAGAAAAAGATGCTGAACTTACATTAGAACTTTGGCAAATATTTAAAAAAGAAATAGTTCATCAAGATATAGAATCTGTATTTAGTTTAGAAACAGACTTATTCCCATGTCTAGTTGATATGAGATTTAAAGGAGTAAGAGTTGATATAGAACGTGCACACAAACTGAAACAACAGCTAACAGCACAAGAGCATGAATTGTTATTAAAAGTAAAACAAGAAACAGGGATAGAGCCCCAGATTTGGGCTGCAAGAAGTATTGCAACAGTTTTTGATAAGCTTGGCTTAGAATATGATAGAACTGAGAAATCATCTGCACCTTCCTTTACGAAAAATTTTTTACAAGAACATTCTCATCCTATAGTTCAAATGATTGCTAAAGCAAGAGAAATCAATAAGGCTCACACAACTTTTATTGATACAATCATTAGATATGAACATAAGGGTCGTATTCATGCAGAGATCAATCAAATAAGATCAGATCAAGGTGGCACTGTAACTGGACGATTCAGTTATAATAATCCAAATTTACAGCAACTTCCAGCAAGGAACAAGGACCTAGGACCTTTAATTAGATCTTTATTCTTACCGGAAGAAGGTCATACGTGGGGTTGCTTTGACTATTCACAACAAGAACCAAGACTAGTTGTACACTATGCATCTTTATATAAATTTCCATCAGTGTATGATGTAATTGAATCTTATAAAGAAGATCCTAATACAGACTTCCACCAGGCTGTTGCAGATATGGCAAACATTCCAAGATCACAAGCCAAGACTATTAATTTAGGTTTATTCTATGGAATGGGTAAGGCAAAGTTACAAGCTGAACTTGGTGTATCAAAAGAAAAAGCTGCAGAACTATTTGAACAGTATCATGCTAAAGTTCCATTTGTTAAACAATTAACAAATGCTGCTTCTAATAGAGCACAAGAACGTGGTCAAATAAGAACGTTGCTTGGTAGATTATGTAGGTTTCATTTATGGGAGCCTAATCAATTTGGTATGCATAAAGCATTGCCTCATGAAGAAGCACTACAGGAACACGGACCAGGGATAAGAAGAGCTTATACATACAAAGCTTTAAATAAATTAATTCAAGGTTCTGCTGCTGACATGACAAAAAAATCCATGTTAGAATTATATAAAGAAGGTATAGTTGCTCACATTCAAATACATGATGAATTGGATTTATCTGTTGAGTCTCCTGAACATGCTAAAAAAATAATTGAAATAATGGAGAATGCAGTACAATTAGAAGTACCTAACAAAGTAGATTATGAATCTGGTGAAAACTGGGGTGATATATATGATTGATTATGTCTTATCTTAATGCTAACATACCACCCATTTATTGTAACATAAGAAGGGAGTATTTGTATGATCTTAAACAACATCAAGGAGAAATTGAAAGTTGTGTGGTCTTTGGTATTGCGAGTATATCTGGCCGTGCAATACTATTCCATTGTATACTTGAATCAGGTGCAATCTATTACAGATTACCTATCAGCGCTTTTATTCAAAAAGGGTTTAATCGCAGAGACGTCCCAGATCAAGATCTCAAAGATCTTCAATTATGGAATTCATTTGGTTATTTTCCTAACGTTATCTGCTTTGATTTTTTAAAAGGACAATCCTGTAAGTATCTAAATAAAGGTAAATCTTATGATGCAGAATATTTATTTACTATTGACTGGGCGCATCCAGATGCTAATATCCTTAATACTGAACATTCCGAAATGGTTTCAGAACATAAGTGTGCTCATGTTCTCAAACTTACTAACGGTAATTTCGCTGCTCAGCCTAACAATCGCATTCTTTGGAATGTGCCTAATTTCACTAATTATTCAGGGGTACCAGACTATAAAGTACAAAGTACTGAATGGAATGTTGAAAATAAAAATTGGGTAACGGAAGATTCAGATAAAATGTTTTATGATACGGAGGATAAATGAGTAGTGAATTTAAATTAAGTGATCAAACAAGTGTAGCTTTACCTATTAAAAATATAGTTGCTATTGTATCTGCTATTGTTGTAGCAGTGTGGACCTATTTTGGTATTGTTGAAAGATTAAATAGATTAGAAACTAACGAAAAGTTAATGTCTCAAGATCTATTAAAAAAAGCAGATCAAACTCCTAAGAATCAAGAATTATTTATGTTGATTGAGTATCAAGCAAAGACAATAGAAAAACATACAAAACAATTAGAAGAAAACGTACATACTAAAGTTTTAATATCTCAATTAGAAAAGAAAGTTGATAAACTAGAAAAAGAATTAGATTCAGTTAGAGGTAAGTAATGGTTGAAGTTGTATTTGCATTATTAATGTATATGAACGGTAAATTAGAAGGATACTCTCCTAAAACTAATATTGCAGATTGTTTAGAACAAAAAAGAAAAGTAGAACGTGATGGTAACCCAAGTGTTACTTCATGGAGTTGCAAAGAAGTTAAGGCTGTGGTAGAAGTAGATAAACATGGCGTTAAACGAATCAAAGAAGTTAAGCAAGATTAATTGTATTAACAACCTAGCAGTTGGATGCTGCCTCTCAAATCACTGTAAATGTTATGACAACAAAGATTATATTAATCTGGAAGTATTTGATAATAGCCTTAGTGGCATTCTTGCTAGGTACCTTCTTTCCGAACCCAATAGCCAAGAAGAAGACAGAAAACGCCATTATTGCCTGGGCTAAAAGCCTAGGGTTTGGACCTCCGAGGTTTGAATATAATAACAATCAAGAATTCATCGTATCTCTTAAAAAATGCATAGCCTACCTAAACTTTGAAATACCCACAAATAAACAAATAAACACAGAATTAATAGTAGCCCAAGCCATTGTTGAATCTAACTATGGAACATCTAGATTTGCACGGGAAGGTAATAATTTGTTTGGTATTCGTGTATGGTCAAAAGATGGTATATTACCTTATAAACAGCCAGATCATATAGAATGGCGTGTAAGAGTCTTTAAAAGTAAATGCGAATCTGTTAAATATTACATTGAAATTCTAAATACAAAAAAAGTGTATGCAGAGTTTAGAAGAGTTAGAGAGATCACATTGAATAGAAATCCTATTGCAATGGCTAAAACTTTAGATAACTTTTCTACAAATAAAGAGTATGAAAAACACGTTATTGAAGTAATAAACAAATTAAGAAATGAGACTAAGTGAAAATTTTACATTAGATGAATTAACAAAATCGCAAGAAGCTATTCGTCTAGGTATTCCAAATGAACCAGGTGATGAACATATCACTAATTTAATATTGCTTTGCACGCATGTATTACAACCAATTCGCAATCATTTTAAAATGCCATTATCTATTTCTTCTGGTTATAGATCGGCAGCTTTATGTGAGGCAATAGGATCATCTTCTAAAAGCCAACACACCAAGGGCCAAGCAGCAGACTTTGAGATATTTGGTGTACATAATAAAGATTTAAGTGATTGGATCGTTCAAAATATTGATTACGATCAATGTATATTAGAATTTTGGACACCTAATGACCCTAACTCAGGGTGGGTTCATTGTAGTTATAATGATGCAGGTAATAGAAAACAATATTTAAAAGCTAGTAAAGAAAATGGTAAAATTGTATACTCATCAATGTTATGAAAAATTTAACAATAGATTCATTAATAGTTCATGGAATATGTCCAGGCTGTAAACAATTATCAGCATTAGTTTCCATTTTAGATAATGTTTATAAATGTACAAATTGCGGAGA